AGAACGTATTACCGGTTATTGAATAGTCTAGAGGATAAAGGGGTTATATCTAGAAATACTCAATCTATTGGTCATTACGGTAAAAAGAGAACGATAAAAGTTTTCTTAGACAAGGAGAGTTATACTCAGTATAGTAAGTATAACACTTAGTATAATATACTTAGTACTATACTTATAGTACTTAGTAAGATATAATAATATAATATAATATATAATATAATATATAATACTTAGTATAATACTACAAATCAAGAAACAAAAAAATGATACAAGAATTTAAACAATTAGGAATAGACTTAAAATCACTAAACCAAGAGGAGCAAAAACTAAAATGTCCAAATTGCCTTAAGGTAGGCAAGACCCACTATAACGATTTATGTTTGGCGGTAAATATTCAGAAGGGAGTTTATTATTGCCATAAGTGTGGGTGGGCAGGTAACGTCAAAACAAAAGAGATGGACAACTTGTATAAGATACCAACAAAGAACAACCTCCAGAAATTAACTAAGGAGGGTAGAGCCTTTTTAAATTCACGAGGTATTACTGATGAGGTGATTGATAAAAACAAGATAGTATCTTCCTCCAATGGGACTATGATAGTGTTTCCTTACTTTAAAGATGGAGTAATGGTAAACTATAAAACACGAGGTGTAGATGGTAAGTTCTTTACTCAAGCTAAAGATGCTCAACCTATTATCTATAACTATGATCGAGTAGTAAACAATACAAAATTAGTTATTTGTGAGGGGGAGATGGACTCTTTGTCTTGGGAAGTGGCTGGTATCACTACCCATACTTCTGTTAATATGGGTGCGCCAAACCCCACAGATAAGAATATAGACGGCAAACTTAAGTGTATTGATAACTCTTACGAAGTGTTTGAAACTGCTAAACTAGTATATATAGCAACTGATAACGATGAGAATGGGAGAATACTTCAAAAGGAATTATTAAGACGTATTGGTTCTGAGAAATGTAAATTAGTCGATTTAAGCCCTTATAAAGATGCTAATGAGGTATTACTTCACGAAGGTAAAGAAAGTCTCTTAGAACGCCTTAAAAACGCTCTAGACCCTAAAGTAGAGGGTGTCTTTACTGTTGGAGATGTATATGAGAGTTTGATGGATGGGTTTCATAATGGTGTTGCAAGAGGTACTACTACTTATGTTGGAGATATTGATGATGCTTGGACTTGGAGGTTGGGAGAGGTTAATGTTTGGACAGGGTATCAGAACGAGGGTAAATCATTATTCCTTAATCAACTCGCAGTAATCAAGTCATCTTACGAGGGATGGAAGTTTGGTATATTCTCTCCGGAGAACTTCCCTATCAATGATTTGATAAATGATTTGGTGGATATGTATATTGGCAAGACTTCTGATCCTTATTACGGTAAATTGCAAATGAGTCTTGATGAGTATAGACAAGGTCTTAAGTTTGTTCAAGACCATTTCTTTATAATTTATCCTCCAAAGAATTTTACTCTTGGAGCAATATTCGATAAGGCTAAATATCTCGTGAGGAGTAAAGGTATACGAGGTTTAATAATAGACCCATACAATACTATTCAACATAAAATGTTGAGTGGGGAGAGAGAAGACCTTTATATTTCACGTTTTATGAGTAAACTTAAACAATTTGCGGTAGAGAATAATGTATCGCTAAATTTAGTTGCCCATCAAATTACTCCAAGAAAAGATGAAACCGGACGTTATCCTCGCCCTGACGTCAACTATATTAAGGGGGGAAGTGAATTTGCTAATAAGGCTGATAACGTACTTATGGTGTGGAGACCAAATAGGGCTATTGACTTTAAAGATAAAAAGGTTATATTTGGTTCACAGAAGATTAAGAAACAAAAACTTGTAGGGATTCCTCAAGAGGTGGGAGATATAGAATTTAACATTTTTGAACAAAGGTATTACTTTAATGGGTCAACACCTTTATCGGAAATAGATGAAAGAAGAAAAGGAAATAATAATGTCTCTGCCCCTCTACATAACCAATCGGAGCAACAAGAGGAAGTGGTTGACATTGAATAACTATAGGAATTGGCACTATCAAGTGAGCAATGATATTAAGAGGAGGTTCAAAGCTGATATATCGAGGATGCTGAATTTTAGAATTAATGGGAAAGTTAAAATTGAGTACTTTTACTTTGCTCCGGATAAAAGAACAAGAGACCTTATGAATGTGATAAGTGTTGTAGATAAGTTTTTCCAAGATGCTATGGTGGAATTTGGATGTATAGAGAGTGATGACTTGTCTACTGTTGTGGAGGTAAATTCTTGTTATATGGGGATTGATAAGGCAAATCCTAGACTAGATGTAATAATAACTAAATTGTAAAGATGTATATACAATTATTTCCAATTTATGGGTTTATGGTTGGAGTCAACTATTGGAACACCAAAATGGATATTGAGGATGATGATCTCGAAGAGACCGAACACCTATTTCAGTTAATGATTGGTATAATTGGTATATCATTCCATATCTGGAGATGAGGGTAATTGATATCTTAGCGGATAAGCATTATGATTGGATAGCTATGGCGAAGTCATTTGGAGTAGATGATGACCAAGCTAATGAGCTAGTCCAACAAATGTATGTTAGGATAACTGATTATGTAGATGACCCAGAAAAAATATTATACAACGAAACAGAGGTAAACACCTACTATGTTTATGTTACCTTAAGAAACTTATTTTTATCTACTATTCGCCACAAGACTAAGGTGGTTTATTTATCGGACGGAGATTTGAATATATCAGCTCTACAAATACCGGATGATGTTAAACACGAAGAGAAGATAAAGTTCGAGAAGGTTATGGATAAGGTAGAGGATATTGTGGAGGATTGGTATTGGTACGACAAAAAGATATTCAATATTCATTTTTATGAGGAGATGAGTATGAGAAAAATCGCAAGGAATACTAAAATTAGTTTGAGTTCAATATTTAATACATTAAGCAATGGCAAAGCGAAAATCAAAGAAGGTGCAATCGAAGAGTATCGAGAGTACCGTAAATCAAAAAAGTAGATCGCAAGGTCTAGGAGATACCTTAGAAAAGGTGTTTAAGGCTACCGGTGTGGATAAGGTGGCTAAGTTTGTTTTAGGTGAGGACTGTGGATGTGATGAACGTAAGAAGGTTTTGAACCATCTATTTCCCTACAGAAAACCAGAATGTTTGTTGGAAGATGAATACAATTATCTTAATGAGTTGTTTACTGCGAATAAAACTACAATAACCGTAGACCAACAAGTGAGGATGATTGAAATATACAATCGAGTATTTAAGGATAACGCAGAGCCTACAGCTTGTAGCAAGTGCTTTAAGGACAACGTATATAATAAGCTCCAAAGAGTTTATAAGGAGTATAAGTGATGACTGAGGAGGAATTATTTGTCTATCTAAAGGATACTATATACCCTGACTTAGTTAAAAGCCATAAGCCAATGAGCAGGTGGGATTGCTATAGTCCGCATTTTTACCACCGTATAGAATTGAAATGTAGAGGTAGACATTATGATACTCTTTTGATTGAGAAGAAAAAATACGATGCACTCCACCTTAAATGTAGTGATACTATAGATACTCCAATATATATTAATTCAACACCTGAGGGAATCTATAGCTTTAATCTATTTGAAATAACTCCTGTATGGGAGGTACAATTCCATAATAAAACAACCCACTTCACAGAAACCCATAAAATCAAAAAGATGGTTGCGATGTTGGATATAAAAGACGCTAAAAAATTATGAGCAGTTCAGTAGACAAATATTTTGACTTATTAGAATCCGGAGGGTATGTTACATCCTCCACAAATGACAATCCAAAAGTAGACTCAATCGTAGAGGCTGTTAAGGATAAATACGATAGTAGGAGTAGAAAAGGTATTGAAACCTATAAGACTACCTTGCAAGATAATCCGGATGGATTTTACGCATTTTTAAACCACCTACAAGAGGAGCTTATGGATGCTACGCTATACATTGAGAAACTTAAACGTCTAAACAGATGAAAAAGGTTTTGGATGTTTGTTGTGGGCCTAAAGGTATGTGGTTTGATAAGAATGACGAAAGAGCATTGTATCTAGACAAGAGAAGAGAAACTCATATAGATGTTTATCCTTGTGGTACGAAAACAAATATAATTGACCCTGATATCATTGGAGATTTTACAAACATAGAGCAACAAGATAATTCTTTTTGGCACGTTGTTTTTGATCCTCCCCATATAGAACAATATTCAGAAAGTCAGATAACAAAAAAATATGGGGCTTTACAAGGTGATTGGAGGGATATGATTAAGAAGGGTTTTAAAGAGTGTTTTAGAGTCTTAAAGCCAAATGGAACTCTTATTTTCAAGTGGAATGAAGTGAGATTTCCTGTTAAAGAGATATTGACACTTACTGATCAGAAACCATTATACGGTCATAAAAGCGGAAAGAAGATGCAGACGCATTGGATATGTTTTATAAAGGATTAAGAAAACAATATGAAAGAATCTGAGTTAATTAGGATGAAGAGGGAAATAAAACTAACTCAACAAGCGTTAGTTGTAGCCCTCGCTAAAATAGAAAGAATCGAATCTAAATTAGAAATAGATGCCACTACTGAAACCAAAGAAGTACGAGACGAATAAGGATTTTACAAGACGTTGTATGGGGAATGCTAAGATAGGAGAAGAGTACCCAGACAGAGACCAACGGTTTGCAGTTTGTCAAACAATTTGGAAAGAACAATTCAATCCTAAAAAATAATTTGGATTATTAAGATTTTATTCTATCTTTGTTAAAAACAAAGGTAAAATGAAAATACTTAAATTACTATTATTAAATCCCCACTACACGCTGATATTCCTATTTATAGGGGTCTTCTACATTATTGAGGTCATAATAGAGGTATTGATGATACCTTTTCTGTATACCTTAGATGGTATAGAAATGTTAATAAAACAACTATTAAAACTTGTAAAGTAATGGGAAGAACAAAAGAATTATTAGGAAACTTCGACTACGAAGAACAAGCAATGGAATTTTATTCTAGACTTGAATTACTCCGACAAATGGAGGAAGAACTTGTAGACCCTACAATACCGGAGTCTGTCAAGAGATGTATCTTAAAAACGATACTATTATGAATCCAAGAACTATTGTTACTTTAGATGGTAGATTTTGGCAAATCCAAGATATCTTAAATAAGATGATGGATGATGAATTCTACTTTGGATATTTGGGGGAGAATGCACTCTCCTCCTCATCGTGTACTAAGTTATTAGACTCACCTCTTAAGTACCAACAATCCTTAGGAGGTTCTAAAGAAAATTCACCCGCATTGAGAATCGGATCACTATTCCACTACAAGATATTAGAACCAAAGAAATGGGACTCCCTAAAATTTGTAGATGTTAAGAGTAGAAAAACAATCAAGTTTCAGGAAGCATTATCTGAATATGGGGAAGCCTATACACTGAGTGAGAAAAAACAAGCTGAAGATATGGCAAATACCTTTCTTGTTAACTCTAGGTGTATGGATATGTTGCACCATACTAGACAAGAGGTTCCTGGTATTGGTGAGATATTTGGTTTTCCATTTAGAGCTAAGGCTGATATCTTAGGAGATGGATATATCGTAGACCTAAAATCCACAGATGATGTCAAGGGGTTTAGGTACTCCGCTAATAAGTGGAATTATGATAGTCAAATGTATATTTATTGTACATTGTTCGACATACCTTATGATTGCTTTACGTTTGTGGTAATTGATAAGAAGTCAAATGCGCTAGGCATATTTGAATGTAGCAAGGAGTTTTATCTTAGTGGTAAGGCTAAGGTAGAAACAGCTTGTCAGATTTATAGGGATTACTTTGTAGATAAGAAACGTTCTCCGGAGGAGTTTTATTTATACGATGTACTATAGTAAAGAAGAATGTTATAATGAGACTTATTTGTCGCTTACTCTTGGAGTAGTATCTGAGGAGGATTTAAGACACTTAATGAGTTTCTATGAGGATACTGAACAGTACGAATGTTGTGCTGGTATTGCTCAAGCCTATAAGGATTATAAAATAAGAAAAGAAAATTAATATGGAAATAGACAAGATAAGAAAATTAGTAGAATTAAAACTTGAGATGAATTTATCTACACCATCTAGAAAAAGAGAATTGGTTTATGGTAGAGCAATTTACTTTAAATTGTGTAAAGACCTTACTAGAATTAGCCTAGAACAAGTTGGTAAGTCTGTGAATCGAGACCACGCATCTGTGATCCACGGATTAAAATTATTTGATGATATTATATGTAGGGGGTATGAGCCATTTTTAAATAGAGTTTATAAATCTATAAAGAGAAAACTTAGTGGTGAGATGGCTAAGAGAAGTGAGATTCTTACTATGGAGTTAGATGAGATAAGAACCCTTATAGCGTCTATACAAGAAAGAATGGTAGATGTTGAATCAGAATTAGAAGAACTGAATAATTAAGATACTATGGAAGAGGAGGAAGACAAAAAGCCAAAGAAGCTAGATGGTAGACGTAATAACGGTGCTGTCAAAGGTATATCTAGGGGTCAAGGTAGACCTCCAAAAATAAAAGAGAAGGAGACCAATGCTTTGACTCTAAAGGCTCTAACAAAGGCTTTTGGTAGTGAAGAGAAGGCTTGGATTCACGTTGCTAAGAAAGCAGCCGAAGGTAACTTCAATTACACTAAGATGTTATGGGAGTACCGATACGGTAAGCCAAAAGAGCAACAGGACTTAAACGTAAATACTAATATTAATATCCCGGTTGTAGACTTCTCCAAGCCGAAGACTATAGATGTGGATCACGAAGAAATAAAAGATAAAAAAGAATAAATTATTTGGCAGTTGGAAAATAATTTATATCTTTGTCCCTATAAGGCGGTATCCGAAAAGCCAATAGAGTAGGAGTTATTAAATTTATATTATTATGTTTATTTCAAAAGTAGAAGTGTTGCCATTAACAAAAATCAGTTTAATCGATGGTAACCGAGACATTAACGAAAGCCACGTTCAGAAGATGTACGATCTTATTGCTGAAAATGGTTTTGCAGACACAATCAAAGTTGTTCAACGAGGTAAAAAGTATTTTGCTGTAGAGGGACAACATCGCTTAGAGTCATTAAGACTCCACAAGATTAAAGAAGTCCCTTGTTCAATCATTGATTGGCTTGGTGATGACTTTGAGGAAATACAATCTTATATTATTGACCTCAATGCCCACAATAAATCTTGGACTCTTTACGATTACGTTAAGTCTTGGAGTGATAAAAAGATTCCTAATTATGTCCATCTAAGGAATCAGATGATTAACTATCAGAAAACTTTATCTAATGGGGTTGTTGCCACTTGTTATGATGGTATATCTAGAGGGCATTCCCCACTTAAGAAAGGAAACTTAAAATTTATTGATGTTACCTTTTCAAATGATTTAGTTGAAACGTTATCTAAGCTTGTTAGTAAGTGGGGGAAAAGAAGACTACCTGCTCAAATATTACGCCACGTTGCTACAATCTTAATGAGTTCGGAAGATAAGTATGGTTTATTAAAGGCATTCCAATTTTCAACAAACACCCATTTAAGTAGTACTCAAGAACCGCTTCCGGATGGAGATGAGTCTTTCGCTTATTGGTTTGAGAATGTTGTATTAGAAGTCTATAATAAGTATTGATACAAGTAAAATCCATAAAGTCAGAAGAATGTAGAGAATGGTTTCTCTACAAACATTACGCCAAGAGAGTACCATCTGTATCGTACTCTTTTGGTGTTTATGTTGATGATGTTTTGGAGGGTATATGTAGCTATGGGAGACCAGTAGCCCATACTTTGATAAAGAATGCGTTTAATGGTGAATATCAAGATGACTTTCTTGAATTAAATAGATTATGTGTTAATGATGGATTAGGCAAAAATGTATTGTCTAAATTTGTTAGTCAAACATTGAATATGTTACCCAAACCAAAAGTAATTGTATCTTATGCTGATACTTCTATGGGGCATAACGGTTATATATACCAAGCTACAAATTGGATTTATACCGGGCTTTCAGTTCCATTTAAGGATTATATGGTTAAGGGGTATGAACATCTCCATAGCGCATCAGTAATGGATATGGTCGGTAGAAGCGATAAAAATGGTCATATAGACAAAGTTAAATTGCTCAAGAATAAGTTTGGAGAAGAGAATGTTTATATGGTTGAACGCCCACAAAAACATCGTTACTTCTATTTATTAGGGAGTAAAAAACAAAAAAAGAATATGAAGAAAAATCTAAAATATGATATACTCCCATATCCGAAAGGGCAGAACAATAGGTATGATTCATCCCACAAACCCCACGTTCAATTAAGTATGTTTTAGCGATGGAAAAGATAGATTTAAATCCTAAGTACCAATCATTATTTCAATCTGATAGCAGATACTTTGTCGTAACAGGAGGTAGAGGCTCAGGTAAGTCTTTTGCGATTAACACCTTCTTAGTACTCCTTACTTATGAGCAAGGCACTAAAACTTTGTTTACTCGTTATACGATGAGTTCTGCATCTATGAGTATTATCCCTGAGTTTAGGGAGAAGCTAGAGCTTATGGGGGTGGAGAGCCAATTTGAGATAACTAAGACCGAAATCACCAATAAGTTAACCGGTAGTTCAATATACTTTAGCGGTATCAAGACTGCAAGTGGAGACCAAACTGCGAAGCTAAAGTCTATACAAGGTATCAATACATTTGTATTAGACGAAGCAGAAGAGCTTAATGACGAAGCATCCTTCGATAAGATAGACTTCTCCATCAGAAGTAAGATAGCAAAGAATAGATGTATCCTTGTTCTGAACCCTACTACGCGCGAACATTGGATATACCAAAGGTTCTTCCAAAACCGATCGATAGAGGATGGATTCAACGGTACAAAGGAAGGTGTAACCTATATCCATACCACCTACCTAGATAACTTAACAAACCTATCGGCTAGTTTTATTAAGGAGATTGATAGGATTAAGGAACGCAGACCAGACAAATACAAACATCAAATATTAGGAGGATGGCTCCAACAAGCAGAAGGAGTTGTCTTTACTGATTGGCAAATAGGTAAATTCAATAGCGAAATAGATTCAATATTCGGTTTGGATTTTGGCTTTAGTAATGATCCAACTGCCTTAGTAGAAATTGCAGTTGACAAAGAACGTAAGATTATTTGGCTCAAAGAACATCTATATAAGAAGGGATTAGTTACCTCTCAAATATACGATTATTGTATAAGGATAGCAGGTAGGAATTTAATAGTTGCCGATAACTCAGAACCTCGACTCCTTAGTGAGATGAAGATGAAAAATCCACCTCTTAATATGAGTCCTACTATAAAAAAGAAAGGTAGTATATTATCGGGTATTGCCCTTATGCAAGACTACAATATAAATGTGGAGGGTGAGAACTTAGTAAAGGAGTTTAATAATTACGTTTGGAGTGTTAAGGGGCTAAAGCCTATTGACTCCTTCAATCACCTTATAGATGCAAGTCGCTATGGAATTCAATACCTCCTCACAAGGTCAGTACCTAAGGGAATGTATATTATACGATGAAGAAAAAGAAGCCAAGTCTTAAGTATATGTTTGTGCCTGATAAGAGCCATTACGATGCTTTTATTTGGTGTAACAAGAGGTATATTAGGATTTATCCTAAAATTCAAAAGGATAGTGCCTATAAGCTCGTAAGGGAGGATGATGGACAAGTAGTGTTTGTGTCTAAGGAAACGTTTGGCAAAGATATATTAGATGAAAAAATTTGGAGATTTTATAAATATATTTTTGATAGTAAGAAAAAATAACTATATTTGATAAACGCTTTTTTTCTCCATAAGAGAGTTTTCATTTGTTTAAATTTGGGTTAATTGGGATGACTCCTCTAGAAATAGGGGAGTTTTCTTTTTAACAAAACTTTAACACTTTTATATTTGTCAGTTGGAGAATTATTTCTAAATTGCAGTATAATTTTAAAACAAAGATAAATATGGAAAATCAGTATGACCACTTAACAATCGTTGGGATGATGCTCCCACAGAACTTCGGGAAGAAAAATGAGCAAGCCTCATTATACTTAGAAGTAGAATCCAATCTGAGTGGGGAGTTCATTACTCTTGAGTTTGACCCCTATAACTTTATAGATTGGATAGGCTCCAAGAAAATCGAGGAGATAAAAGAATTTGTTAAACTTCAAATAGACGAGAAATAATGGATACTAGAGAATACATAAACGATGCTATAGATTATGCTGTAGATTCTGCAAAGAACGAAGCATTTACA